GGCGCATTGTGCCGCGTTTGTTGATATTAAGTTATATGGTAGTCTTTTATCAAACTTGCGCTTGGTTTATGGCATTGCCGTCACCGAATAATGCACAGGCCGGATTTGTTTCTGTGATCGTTGGCGCAGGGGCAGCGTGGTTTGGCCTATATGTAAACAGCAAAGGGCAAAGCAAATGATCCAGTTTTTAACACCAATTGCAAACCTAGCTTCAACGTGGCTAGAAGGCCGCGTGGAGACCGCTAAAGCTGAGACAGGGGTAAAGGTAGCAAAGGCACAAGCTGAAGCCATTGTGATGCAAAAAAAGGCGACTGGCGAAATTGACTGGGATTTGAAGATGGCTGATGCCAGCGTATCTAGCTGGAAAGATGAATGGCTCACTATTTTGTTTAGCATCCCGCTGATCCTCGCGTTTTGCGGTGACTGGGGTAGGCACATAGTATCTGAGGGCTTTGCGGCTTTAGAAGCTATGCCGGAATATTACCAGTACACTCTTGGCGTTATTGTCTCAGCCAGTTTTGCGACACGATCTGCGGCTAAATTTTTCGGTAAAAAATAAAGGGGCTTTCGCCCCTTTACTCAACCACCCTGATCGTTCTGATCTTGCCGGGCGTGTGCGTTATGATGCCATCCTCGATCAGCTTGTCTAACTGAAATCTGACGGCTGTTCTTGATCGCCCCACAACATAGGCTATTTCGCTCACTGTCGGGCCGTAGCCGTTGTGGCGGTGGTAAGCAGCCACCGCGTCCACAACCGGCTTCCACGAGCTTTCCTTGCGCCTTGGGCCATTTTGTTTAGCCATCAGTCGATCTCCTTTAGCGTTAGGGTTTTCTGGCGCATGACAGTCTCAGGCTTTGCTGGCACGACCTTCTCAGGCTGCGCCCGCATCTTGCGGGTAGGCCACTTAACTTGCACCCGGCGATTGCCAACTGACGCAAAGGCTGTGTCGTGGCTGCCCATCTTGTCCATAATAGCTGAAGTAGCTATTTCGATCTCACGCTCGGCCATCGCCTTGTTGGCCTTGGCCGTCATCAAATGGTCAACCCACATTGCGTCGTCGCCTTCTAGTTCGATGGGCGGTGCGTCTGCATCGACCTTGCCATATGCCGCCACCCCATCAGCGGGTGACACGACCGGGTATTTGTCCATATTTTTTCGGCGATTTTCAAAATCAATAACCGCCTCGCGGATGCGGCGCTGCACGACCTCATCAGCCTGATAGACAAACAGACGCAGGGTCGTGCTTTGATACAGCACGGCAACGCAGCCCCACTTATAGCCGGTACACATTAGCTGCGCCTGCAATTGCAGCGGGCCTCTGTGCGGTGCTGGTATTTCCTCTGGCCGGGCTGACGTTAGTTTGGCTTCAAGGACGCCGATGCCCTCAATGTCAATCACCCCGCCTTGAGGCACATAGATACCCTTATCCCAGTTAGCGACCACTGAGCCTTTGCCAACAGCGGTGCCGTCTAGGCTGGCCGCCAGCGGCAGGTGGTCGTGCTGATATGGCACGGTAATTTCTAGCTCGGCATTGGTCAGGCCGAGCCTATCAATGGACTTTTGTAATATGAGCGGCTCAAAGAAATCGCCCAGTTCCATTGGCTCATTTTGCGGTATCCACTTTGGCGGGTTGCCTTCGTCAATGCTAATCATTGCCTCAAGCAATTCGTTCTGTGTTTCCCACGGTGATGCGTTCAGCAAAGCGGGTGCCTTGCTCGCGCTCAATTGATTATCCGGTGTAAGTTTTCCGACCATTTCTAGCCCCCTAGTTTAACCATCAAAGCCCACACGTTGTATTCGGTGGTGATGAAGTTAGTAAAAAACGTGATGGCAAACGCCGTCACAAACAGCATTCCGATTGTGTCTTTAAGCATTAGCTTTCCCCTTTGTTTTGGCTCTCTTAAAAGCCATCTTAAAATGCACGACTTTTTTGCCATACCAAACTCTGTTGTAATGACCCCGCGCAAACCCATAGATTGAAAATTTAACGCGGGTTCTTCTATATTTTTTCCAATGCAAAATATACACCCCAAAAACTTTCCAATGCCCCTCACCAAGCTCTTCCCAAGGACGAGGCCAGTCATTTGGTATATCTAGTTTTCCCTTTTTCATTAGTTTGCTCCCATTAGATTGCGCACAGTGCTGGCGTACCATTGCCCGCCCAGTGCTGTTGGAATGCCAGCTTCATTGAGCTTGGCGGCGATGGTGCGTAGTGAGGCACCAGCCTCACGCAGCACCGAGACGATAGGCATTGCCTGCTTGGCAACGACGTTAGTACGCGCCACGCGCTTGGCCGCTGACGCACGACCAGCAGCGGCAGGGTTGGGCGAGCCGAGCTTGACGCCGCGCGCCTTGGCGGCAGCTAGTGCGGCCTTGGTGCGCTCGCTAATCTTGCGGCCTTCCCACTCGGCAAACACAGCGGCCATCTGCAAGAACGTGCGGTCGGC